ATAATTGGTTTGTTAGTAAATGATTGGAATTCTGGAGTAACAGCCCCTACCATAGCAGCATCTCCTTTTACAAATTCAGAACCGTAAACAAAGAAATCAACAGTTGCACTAGCGCTGAATCCTGATAAAGCTCCATATGTAGCAGCACCAGAATAAGGAATTACAGTAAGTTTTGTTTTAGCAGCATTTACTGCAGATACATAACATCTTACTGGGTTTGCAACACCACCACCTTTTACTAATACTGTTTGACCTACTCTTACAGCGTGTGTTCCACTACTTGCAATAGTAATTTCACCCGTTGTTGCAATAGCAGCTCCTTCATAAGCTAAGTGTAGTCTACCTTGCTCAGACCAAATAACTTGATCAGAAGCCATAGGCATTTCTGCACCTACCATTCTTAGGAAAGAAGAAATACTTCTGTTCCCGTATCTTTCCACTTCCTGAGCATATAACTCTGGTAAATATTGCTGAGACCAGTTAGCCCCACCAGTACCGTGGAAATTTAAATAATTACTCGTTGTAGCAACTCTACTCGCATAAGGAGTAAACTCACTAGGCAACGAAAAACTTGCGTTTGCCATTTTAAATAATTTTTAAGTTTAATTAATAGTTTTTAAGTTTCAATTTCAACCCTGAACTATTATCTCCACTAATTGCTTTAACTTTAACACCGCCAGTATCAACATAACCGTCAGATGTTTTTCTTGGGTCCATGTTAATATTCTTAGCGTTTGCTGACATTTCTTTTATTGCATCGGATTTACCTTGCTCATAAAAATGTTTTGCTAAAGCATCTGGATTTGAAGCGGCAAATAAGGATTTGTGAAAGTCTTTAGCGTTAACCATCATTTGATTTTTGTCAACATATTTATCAAAAACATTTGATAAATTACTATTTTCTTTCGCCTTATTAACATCTTTAATATTAAAACGATATTTTTTGTCTCCAACATTGAAATTAAAACCTTTAAATTCATTGTTAAATACTTTATCAGTTTCATTTTTAAAATGTGATGTTTGCTTCGCCAATAATTCATTAGCTGATTTTTGCTCGTCATTATAGCGGCCAAAAAATTCTATAGCTTTTTGCTGTTCCGGTAGTAACTTAGAACCCAACTTGACTTCTTTGTAATACTTATCCTTCAACCCTGTCAAAAAGTTTTTAGCATTCGCAACCTCCTCCTTAAGAGCTAATTTTTTTCTACGCACGTTTCTTTCATCGTCTAAATCCTCATCTACTGAAAATTTATCTTCCATTAAAAATTGAATTTCTTCGTATGAAAGATGCGGCTTAGTTTGTTTATAATACTCAACTAACAGAGTATCATCATCTACATTAGAATAATCTGCATTTAACCTAGCGTAATCTTCTATAGTTCCGCCAGTCTCTTCCATAAATTTAACTAATTCCTGTATATTTTCAGGTAAGTTTATTTCTGGTTCTTGTGCTTTTTCTTCCTGTAGTATTTCTTCTTGTTCCGGTGTGGGCTCGGCAACTTCATCGCTTCCTTCCACTCCTGTATCGTTAACTGTATCTGCTTCATCTGTAACCTCCTCTATTATCGGGCTTTCTTCTTCGCGTACTTCTTGCAGTCCCACTTCGGCTTCTTCCCCAGCTTCTTCATTTTCGCTGCTTCCGCGTAGCACGCCATCTTCTGTTTCTTGTTCTTGAACGGCATCTTCTTGTGGATTTTCGTTAAACTTTGTTAGATCAATCTTGTACATACCGTCGTCTTCTACGGTAACGCCAGCGTTTTCTAACACCTCTTGTTCTTCTTGTGCTATAGATTTGGGTTCATCCGCCTCTACAGCTTGTACTTTAATTTCTTCTGCCATAATAAAATATTATATAATTATTAAAAAATTTATCTTGGTTCAAATTGTTCTAAACCAAACCCACCTAAGTTATCAAATCCAGCGGATTCAAAATCTTTTGGTGGTTTACCAGTTTTTCTCTGGTCTATAAGCTCGCTCTGTTGAGTAGCCTGTATTTTTGTTCGTTCGTCTTTACGATCTTCTTTGTACTTCTCTTTATTTTTAATTACACCTGCTTCAGCTTCTTTAAGCTGTACATTCAATTGAAATTCAAATTCCATTAATTCTTTCTTAATTGCAGCTTCTCTTTCTAATTTTTGAATATCAAATTGTGTTTGTGCTTGTGCAATTTTTACTTTGCTATCAGCAATACCTTGCTGCTTTTGCATGTCCGCTGCAGCTGCCGCTTGTGCTGATTGAGCATTTGCCTGAGACTGTGCTTGAATATTTTGCATTTGCAATTGTCTATCTTTTTCAAACTTTTGTTTTCTTCTAAGCTTTAATAATTGATTAGCTAGTTTAAGATTTTTAATTTCTCTTACATCAATAGCATCTTCTAATTCTATTTGCTTTTGTGAAATTGCCATTTGAATATTGTTTTCAAGCAATTGCTTTTCCTCTACATCAGGTGATAATTCTAAGAATATACCAAAATCATGTATATGTAAATTATTTATTTCCGCTAATGTAGCCATATCAAATTTACCTAATGATTGTATAAATGATTGTTTTGTATTTGAATATTCTAATACATCTGCTATTCTTAATGATACTGCTTCTGCAGTTCTTAATGTTAAATATAAACCACCTTGTAATATATGTCTTGTAGCTGTATTACTATTTGCAGCTGCAATTTTTTGTATACCAACTAATGCATTTTTATCTGGGGTGCTGCCATCTCTTGCTTCATTTAAACCTGTTACATCTCTCATCATTTGTAAATAATAATTATAAGATTGTATCAAGCTAGCTATTTTAGCATTACCACCCCCAGCACGTAATTCCTGAATAGGAACTTTACCTCCATTAAAATCACCATCTTGGGTCATTGATCTACCAATAACAGAACCAGTTTGGAAGTACATGTTTAATGCTTCTTGTGGATTATAATTAGTACCATTACCTAAATCAACTTCAGCTAATCCATCTGCATCAAGGTATACACCATCCGGCACCATTCTTGAAAGTACTTGTTGTAATTTAAGATGTGTTATTTGAATCATGTCAGCAAATGAAGTCATTCTGCCCACTAATGATTCCGGTTTACCTTTATATATTCTTGGTGCTACAATTGAATAACTCATTTGTACTTTAGTAATATCTGACTTTGGTCTTGTCATATTTACTGCTTTACCCCATTTAAGTATTTTTTCTTGACCTACAATTTTAGCGCCGCAATATAAAACTTCAATTGATCTGTTTACTTTTTCAAATCTTGATCTTGCATCTTTAGGTGGATTAAACTCGTCTGTTTTAACTATTGCTTTTTCAGAACCAGTTGCTGTTTGTTTTATTTTATATACTTGATTTTCAAAAGTTTTATATTCAAAATATAATATATAAACATAATTTTTATCTTCAGCATCTGATGTAGTATATGTTTTATTATATAACTTAGTATTTGCAGCACCATTATTTTGTAACTTTTCAATATCCTCATTTGTTAAATATGGAAATTGTTTTTTAAGTTCTGAAATATTAACTCTTCTAACTTCCCCCACATAATATATATCATCAAAGTATGGTGATTCAGTATATGAATAAACTAAATCAGCTGGGTCAACATATTCTAATTTAATTCCTTCAGCTGTATTAAAGCTATTTTTAACACACGCCATACCTAGTACAGCTATATCATAATCAAGCCTTTTCTTTAATAAATCGTATTTGTTTAAAGCAAATACATTATTTATTGCTTGTTCTTGTGCAATTTCTATTGATTGTTTATAGTTTAATTGCATGTGAAGATTTAATTCATCTTCATCTTGTGGTATAGTTGTAGGGTCGTTTGTAAATGTATTAACACCTATTGCTGATTGTAACTTATTTGCATACTCTTTAGCATACATATCGTTAAGCATATCATTAACAAATTTAGTTCTTGCTTTACTTGCTGTTTCATCAACTGAATATGCTTTTAAATCATATGTTCTTTCCTGTATTCCATTAACTACTATATCTACAAACTTAGGTATAATAGGTACAGGCTTCCAATCTAAATTAAGATAAGATAAATCACCATTAATAGATAATTCATTCTTATATTTCTGTATACTTTGCTCTCCTCTTGCATATAGTCTTAATCTATGGAAATTGTCTCTATTTGCAAAATAACGTGTACTTCCTGAGTCTTTTTTAAACCATTCAGCTTCAATAGCTTTTGCAACTTGCAAACCATAGCTTATGTCAGCTTTCTCAATGTCAGTAACGGCTTGACTTGGAAAATTACTTTTTGTTGTTATCTTAGCCATCTAGTTTATTATTTTTGAAATATTGCCTTTATTATTGTATTTAGCAAAACTAAAATTTACTTTATTACTTATTTGTCTTATTTGTTGTGGTGCATATAAATGCTTATTACATGCCATAATTGCTAACCCTGAGCTAATAGCGGCATCAAATTTTGTTCTATTACTTATATCAAACTTAGCCCAATCGTTTAATGTATCATTAAAATATAAGTTACCATATGTATCATCTGGTTTTAATCCTACATAGCTATTAATATAACTTTCAATAGCTGCAGCATGAGCTTGCCTTATATCTTCACTTGAATTTGGTATACCACCTACTTCTTTTTCAGCAACTGATAATTTATTCCATATTCTATCCGGTCTATTCATCGAATAACCCCTATATCCTCTTCTCTTTAAATAATATAATAATCTTGGTTTATTATTTTCTGCAAGTATTGGCATGCCATAAAATACTAATGCCATTAATACATCTTCAAAAAACATTTCAGCAGTATCAGGTCTAGCTATATATTCTAAAAAGAATTGACTAGCTGGAGCTTTTTCCATACTAAATTTAGTTAAACCATGTAATGAACCTTTAGATCCTTTACCATCTGTTGTTCCTGATATATCATAACTATCACAACCAAATGCACCAACGTGTTCATTGCCAGGATATTTCCTGCCGTTTTTTATTATTATTTTATTTTGTAGTTCTACATCCGGAACCCAGCTGACTTTAAACCTTCCGTTAGGGTTTGGCGTAAACTGCACTTTTGTGTCTTTGATACCATTTTGCCATGAAAAGCTTCCAGTCGTAACATTAGATGATGTCGTAATACCTTCATTATAATCTATTTGTTCGTATATTTTTGTTAAGTTAAATATACTGTTTTTGGTTTCATCTCTAAATGCGTGCTCCTCTGTTCGTGGAAATTGTCTATAAAATTCATTTAAAGCGTCTTGATCGCCTTTTAAACCTTCAACTTCGTTTTCCCAATGGCTAATAACTCCAACATCAATAATTGATCCGTAGACATCTCTAACTTCTTTTTTCGGTGTTTCGAATACAGGTAATCCATAAGAATCAATGAATCCCTCGAAATTCCATTCCATAGGAATGAACAAAGAATATAATCCGCTACGAGTCTGTCCGTTGCGGTTTCTTTTTGTAACGTCTGAGTCATTATATAGTTTTTTAAAATTATCACCACCTTTGTCAGATGAATTACTTGTTGAACCCATCATACACTTGCCAATAATTTTGCTACCTAATCTTAGCGTGGTTTTCGTAACCCTCCAGTTGTTGAGGATGTTATTGGGCTTTTCCCATTTCCCCGATTCATCATGGACGAGGAGTTTAAGTTTCTCCCCATCATAGGAGTTGTCACCGGTGTTCTTCCAATCGATGGTGGTGTCAAGTCCCTTGAGATCCTCCAAGGTTTCGTCGGAGGCGGGGGCGGTAAGCTTACGACGGGTGTACTTGGTTGCGGGGACACGGTAGGCAAGTTCGGTCTTTGGACGGTCCATTCCGTCCTGGGTCGGCTTGAAAAAGAAGGGATAATTAACTGATATGGGTACCACCTTATCTGTGAACATCTTCTTTGCATCAGGACCGGACTTGGATAATATACCATACCTACTGTCACTTGATATGGTTGCCAAGTTAACCACCTCTCCTGAGGCCATGAAAGAAAACCCGGAACGCCTGTTCTTAAGGTAACACATCCCATAGGATCGTG